AAATTATATCTTGAAACCAACTGGTTTATCTAGTACAAACACAACTACATATTTAAGTCAGCAGTTTCCCAATGGCTTATTGTATGCTTGCCTAGTTGAGGCATATGGGTTCTTAAAGGGTCCACAAGATATGTTGCAATATTATGAAAATAGATATAAGCAAGCTATCGAAGGATTCTCATTAGAACAAATGGGAAGAAGACGAACTGATGAGTTTCTTGATGGAGAACCTCGTATAGTTCGTAAACCACAATAAGGAGAAACAAGTATGGCTATTACACAAGCGTTACCAAATAGTTTTAAAAAACAACTATTGGATGGTGATCAAGATTTTTCATCAGCGGGTGGTGATGTATTCAAGCTAGCTCTTTATGTATCAACTGCAACATTAAGTGCAGCAACAACTTCATATACAACAAGTGGTGAAGTAAGTTCTTCTGGAACAGGTTACACAACAGGTGGAAAAGCATTAGTAAATTCTGGAACTTCAGTTGTATCAACTGTTGCATTCACAGATTTCGCTGATTTGTCTTTTACAAGTGTTACACTAACTGCAAGAGGTTGTTTGATATATAACACTTCATTTTCTAACTCTGCAGTTGCAGTGTTAAATTTTGGAGCAGATAAAACAGCTACTTCAGGAACTTTCACTATTCAATTTCCAGCCTTTACAAGTTCAGCAGCTATTATCAGAATCTCTTAATAGGAGTTTTCTTATATGGCTAATTCAGCTTGGGGTGAATTAAGTTGGAGTGCAGGGGCATTTGGCGGAGAAAATGATGCTAATGTTTCTGTAACTGGTCAATCATTAACTTCTGTTTTAAATTCTGTTTCTACTGTAGGTGATTCAAATACTTCTTTAACTGGAGAATCATTAACTACTTCTTTAGGAAGTTTTTCTTTTTTAATAGACGGAAGTGTTGTTCTAACAACTAATTTAGCAAATTTAACTTTAAATAGTGTTTCTGCTTTTGAAACTATATTTGTACCAGTAACAGCTCCAGGAACACCTACGACATGGGGAAGTGGAAGTTGGGGAAGTGGTTCATGGGGAGAAAATATTGGTCTTAGTTTATTTGAAGGAACTGCAACTGTTGATTTAATTACTCCTGTAAATGTTACAGGAGAATTATTAAATATATCTTTAAATTCTGTTTCTTTAGTTATTGATGGAGTTGCAACAGTTACAGGACAACAATTATCACCTGAATTAAGCAGTGTAGGTATTTCTGCAGATGGTAATGTTTCAATTCCTGTATTTGAAAATCCTCTTACATTATCTTTAAACAGTGTGGATGCTGGGCCAGATGCTAATATTACAGGTGAACAATTAACAACAACATTAAATTCTGTAGATATTGATATATCTGTAGATGGTATAGTTACAGGTCAATCATTAAGTATCTCTTTAAATTCTGTAACAGTTGATTTAAATACTCCTGTAAATGTAACAGGTCAAAATTTAACCACTGCATTAGGTTCTGTTACAATTGCTTTAAATACCCCTGTAAATTTAACAGGTAATAACTTGACAGGAACAACAGGACAGTTATATGTAGCTGCTTGGACTCCTGTAGATACTGGACAATCCATAAATTGGACACCAGTTGCAGCATAATATAGGGATTGATTAATTGACAAAATATGATAAATATTTTAAAAGTTAAAAACAAAGGAATTTAAAATATGCCTTCTACATATACTACAGATCTAGCAATACAATTAATGGCAACTGGCGAAAACGCTGGTACCTGGGGACAAATTACAAATACAAATTTAGTAGTGGTTCAGCAAGCAATTGCTGGTTATGAATCTATTTCTATTGCAGGAGGTGCTCAAACAACTGCTCTTGTAATGACACAAAATGCATTAGCAACAGCAAGAAACGCTGTTATTAAATTAACAGGAANNAGGAACAATTACAGGAAATCAAGTCGTAACAGTTCCAAATGGAATTGAAAAAACTTGGATTGTATCTAATGGAACAACAGGTGCATTTACAGTTCAGTTTAAATATGCATCAACTGGAACAGGACAAACTTGGTCAACAACAGATAAAGGAATTAAAATTTTATATTCCGATGGATCTGATATTCAAGTTGTAGATTTATCTACATTATCAGGAACAGTTGCAACAGCTCAAATTGCAAACTTTGCAGTTGGAACATCTCAACTTGCAACAAATGCAGTTACAGCAGTTAAAATTACTCAATCAACAATTACACAAGCTAAACTTGCTTCAAGTTCAGTTGGTGGTACTCAAATTATTCAATCAACAATCACACAATCTAAACTTGCAGCTAACTCTGTTGGAGCAAATCAATTAATATCAACAGGTGTAACTGCAGCAACTTACACATCAGCTACAATTACAGTTGATGCTGATGGTCGTATTACTTCTGCATCTTCTGGATCAGCGGGTGCTGGAATGGGGATACCAGTGTTAATGAAAGTAGGACCCGCATCTGGAACTTATACAAAAAACAATGCTGCAAACAGAATTGGTGTCTATTTGTATGCTGGAGGAGGAGGAGGTGGTGCTCAAGGTGGATGTACCACTAATAGTGGTGGTGCTGGTGGTTATGGTTTTTTTAATTTTCCAACAACATCTCCTTTTTCTCAACCTTATTCAGTAGGTGCTGGTGGAACAGGAAGTACTCCTTCTCCAAGAGTTGGAAATGCTGGTGGTGCTACAACATTAACAAATGTTGGAACTGCAAATGGTGGAAATGGGGGTCCAACTAATGCTAATGGTAATCCTGGTACTGCACCTGGTGCAGCTTTAGTTCCAGATGCTAGATCTTTTGTAATAGGTTCGAATTATGGAACTGCTGGAACTTTTCCAAACCCTGGTGAAGCAGGTGCTATAGCTATTTTTGAAAACACAGGTACTTAAAAATGTCTTATTTTATATTTCAAAATAATTCTGATAATATAGAGGGAACTTTATATAAAATTGCTGAAAATCAATCTGATTTAAACAATTTAAACATTTCACAATCTCTTTATAAAATAATTGAAAGTTCTCAAGAAAATTTTAATGATGTAAAATTAGGAAAAAAAGATGCTATTAAATACCAAGGGGAAAATATAATTTTTTCAAACGCATTAATTTATTCTTTGAATCAAGAAAATTTATTTTCTGTAGTTAACCGAAATAAATTAACTATCGATCTATTTTTAAAAAATAATAGTAATCATCCTTTATTTAATAAATGGCAGAACTACTATAATCAACTGAATAATTTAGATTTAAATACAATTACATACCCATTAAATAAATCATTAGAACAATATTTTAATGATTTAGGACAAACTTCACTAAATATTTTACAACTTCCTTAAAAAATGCTATTAAGTTAGCATGTTTAATAAAGAAATAGAGTTTAGTGCTCACGAAGATTATTTTGCATTAAAAGAAGATTATCCGATTCCAACAAAATTAAATATACCAGAATGGTATAAAAAATTAGATCATACTATAGAAAATAAAACAGTTAAAGGTTGTATGCCTTTTTTAGATACCTTAACTTCGGGTTATATTTTAAAAATGCCGCAAGATTTTTATATAAGACATAATGTAGATAATAAAAATGAAAAAGAAGAAATAATCAAAGACTCTTTTCAAACTTTTGGACTTTATGATCAATCAGCTATATTACATGCCAAAAGTATTAATTTAAATTCTGGTATAGATATTCACTCTGTAAGGCAATTAAAAGGGTCTTCATTAATTGAAAAAAATAAAAATTTACCTTTTTATAAAATATTAAACCCATGGAAAATAAAAACACCAAAAAGTTATTCTTGTTTATTTGTTCCACCTTTAAATAATGCTGATGATAGATTTTCAATAATCCCTGGAATTGTTGATACAGATACATTTCCTAATGAAATTAATTTTCCAATTGTTATAAATGGAGATAAGTATCCTGTTTTAGAAGACACAATTAAAAAAGGAACTCCTTATGTTCAAGTAATACCATTTAAAAGAGATAATTGGAAAATGAATATAAAATCAAGAAATCAAAAAGAAATTATAAATTCAAGGATTTTTTACGGATTAAAATTATTAAATATCTATAAAGAAAAATATTGGAGTAAAAAATCATGGAAATAAAAAACTTTATTAAAATTTATGATGAGGTTTTACCTTGGAATGTTTTATCTAATTTAATAAGTTATGCTAATATTTCTAATTTTATAGAAACAGAAATAGGCGGAAATGAAGGAACACCTTTAGTAAATTTTAATATTAGAAAAACCTATACCTTACCATTGTCTAATTTATCAAACTCTTTATCAAATGTTCATTGGTTTAATTTACTTCAATTTTATTTTGATATGGGTCTTAAAAAATATTCCCTTGATTCAAAAATTATAGATTTTAGTTTTAAAAATATCTAAAATATTGAAATATTAAAATATGAAAATACTGGTTTTTATACTTGGCATGTAGATCATTTTGCAGACATACCAAGAACAATGAGTTGTATTTTACTTCTTAATAACGATTATGAAGGAGGAAATTTGTGTTTTAGAAATCCAGACGGATCAGGGGAATGGGAAGTGGAAGTTAAACCAAATAGAATGATAATTTGGCCAAGTAATTTTTTGTATCCTCATACAGTTAAACCGGTGACGAAAGGAAAAAGGTATTCAGTTGTAGCATGGGCACTATAAAAGATTTTAAATATAAATTAATTAAGAATTTTTTAACGATCGAAGAAATTAAATTATTAACCGATTATTGTAGAATAAGACATAGATCTAATTTTAATTCTTTCGATTTTGGTCAAAACAACAATGGAGATACTTATTTTTATGGAGATCCACTAATGGAATCATTAATGGTTAATAAATTAAAATTAATGGAAAAAGAAACTGGTTTAGAATTATTATGCACTTATGCTTTTTGGAGAATGTACACAGTTAATGCAGATTTAGAAAAACATAAAGACAGACCTTCTTGTGAAGTTAGTGTAACTGTTGCAATAGGTTCTGACGGAACACCATGGCCAATATATATGAATGGAGCTGAGATTAATATGAAGCCAGGAGATGCTGCAGTCTATTTAGGATGTGAAATAGAACATTGGAGAGAAAAATTTAAAGGTGATTGGCATGCACAAACTTTTCTACATTATGTAGACAAAAATGGACCTAATAAAGAATGGTTTAAAGATAAAAGATTAATGTACGGAGTTAAAAAATGAAGTTTAAACAATATAAAAACGGTTCTTGTGACATAGAATTTTCTTTAAAAGAAAGATGGTTAATTTTAAAAAAAGGTAAAATTCATTTATCAGACGAAGCTTTAAAACATTTTGGAAACACTTTAGTAAAAATAGTTTTTGATTGGCAAATTAAATTTAATGAAGAAATTGCAAATAAACAAACAAAACCTGAAGATAAAATAGAAACAAATTAAATTTAATGAAAGTTTTAGCTTTAAATTTAAGTCATAATGCATCTTGTGCAGTTATTGAAAATGGTGAAATAATTTTTTCAATTGAAGAAGAAAGATTATCAAAAATAAAAAAAGATCACGAAATAAAAAAAATATGTGAACTTTTAAAAGATAATTTTTATGATTTTATTTATTATACTTCTTTTAATATTAATAATGACAATAAACAGTTTTATAGTACTTATGTATTAAATTTATTAAAAAAAAATAAAATAACATTTAATGAATTAATTGAATATCCATACCATCACAACACTCATGCTTTTTCAGCTTTTTATAATTCTGGTTTTGACGAAGCAATTGTATTGGTTATAGATAATGGTGGTGTTTCTATAAAAGTAGAAGAAAAACAAATGGGAACTGAAATTTTAAGTATAATTAAATTAAAATATAATCAAGAACCAGAAACACTTTTTAAAATATGTAAAAATGAAATTGGAAAAAATTTTAATTTTAGGGGTAATTTTTTTTCTGTGGACACAATTAGTATAGCTGGAATTTATGAATATTTTATAGAAATTTTTAAATTAAGTGAACCAGGTTCTATTATGGGCTATAGTTCTTATGGTAAAAGTAAATTTGCTTTTAAATTATTTACAATAGAAAATAATTGTTTTAAATCAAATCAATTTTCTTTATATGAATTAGTGTGTTCTAAAGAAAAAATAGAAAACATTTGTTCATATATTCAAAATGAATGTACTGAAATTGTTTATTATTATTTAAATTTAATTAAACAAAATTATTTTAATATACCTATTTGTGTGTCCGGTGGTTTTTTTCAAAATTGTGTAGCAAATTATAATTTTTTAAAAAAAGGAATTAATATTTTTGTAGACCCTATTTCACATGATGGAGGTACTTCTTTGGGTTTGGCACAATATGCATATTTAAAACATTCGAATAATAAAAAAATAATAAAATATAAAAATTTATATTTAGGGCCTAAAAGAAAATATGAAGAATTTACAAAAATTATAAATAAGAATTTTTCCTTACTTAAAGAAAAAAAATCTTTAAAAGATATTGCTCTTTTATTAAAAAATAATAAATCAATTGGAATTTTTCAAGGTTCTTCAGAGATAGGTCCAAGAGCATTAGGCAATAGATCATTACTTTTTAATCCATCTGATTTTTTTGCTAAAGAAAAAATTAATCTTATTAAAAAAAGAGAATGGTATAGACCATATGCAGGGACTATTTTAGATGAATATAAAAATGAATGGTTTGATCTATCTTTAAAAGAAAGTACTGATTTTATGTCTTATGCTGTTAATGTAAAAAAAGAAAAAATAAATATTATTCTTGGTATTTGTCATGTAGATAATACGTGTAGAATTCAAACATTAAAACAAATAGACAACCCATTATTTTATAATCTAATAAAAGAATTTTTTTTATTAACTAATATTCCTATTGTAGGAAACACTTCTTTAAATTTATCAGGTAAACCATTGGTTGAAGATTTTGATGATTTAATGCAATTTTTATTTGATAGTAATGTAGATTATGTTTATGTTCCAGAACAAGAAATTTTATATTCAAAACAACAATTAAAAAATTTACAGGAATGAATTTAGATATGGATAAAGTTTTAAATTTTTCTAGTCCGATATTTTTAGAACAAAAAAATGAATGGTTAGAGCAATTAAATTTTTATAGTGATCCTTACATTGAATTTGCAAAAAATCAAAATGCAATTAAATTTAATGAAAATAAAAAAGATTTCGGAATGACACATCATTCTAAATCTTTATGCGATGATGTACATTTTGAAGAATTTAAAAATTATATAAAAAATAAGAGCTGTGATATTTTAAATGATATGGGTTATGATTTAAGTAGTTATAATCTATATTTTACTGAATTATGGGTACAAGAATTTGGTAAAGAAGGAGGAGGTCATCACGAAGGTCATATACATTATGATAACCATATATCTGGATTTTATTTTTTAAAATGTTCAGAAAAAACATCTTATCCAATTTTTCATGATCCAAGAATAGCTAAGGTTATGTCACAACTTCCTTTAAAAAATGAAAATGAAATAACACCTGCAAGCGATAAAATACATTTAAAACCAGTACCTGGAACTTTAGTATTTTTTCCTGCTTATTTAGAGCATCAATTTGTAGTAGATTATGGTATAGAACCTTTTAGATTTATACACTTTAATTTACAAGCAATTAGAAAAATAATTATTAACTCTATTAATAAATAACTCTTTATTGTTAAATACATAGATATAAGGTATAAGAACCTTTATGCCTTTAAAAAAGATACCAATAAAAGCTGGATTTAACAAACAAGATACCGCAACTGCCGCTGAGGGTCAGTGGATAGATGGGGATTATGTACGTTTTAGATATGGCTATCCTGAGAAAATAGGTGGCTGGCAACAATTATTAGAAGAAACGTTAGCTGGTGTTGCAAGAGCTCAACACACATGGACAGATTTAAAGGGTAATAAATACGCAGCCATTGGCACTAATAAAATATTAGCTATTTATTATGAAGGAGCTTTTTATGATATTACTCCACTTGGAACAGCTTTAACATCCTGCACATTAGCATCTACAACATCATCAACCACTGTAACTGTTACAAAAGCAGGACATGGTTTATCCGTTGGAGATTACATTAGATTTACTTCTCCTTCTCTTGCAGGAGGAGGTGTTACAACTTTTACATCTGCTAATTTTACAACAAATACTTTTGAAATTATTTCAGTTCCAACCATAAATACATTTACAGTTATTATGCCTGTTACAGAGGGTGGTACAGGAATGTCAGGAGGTGGTTCTACAATTACTACAAATCCATATATATTTGTAGGTCCAGTTAATCAAACTTATGGTTATGGATGGGGAACTTCAACTTGGGGAACTGTAGGTTGGGGTAATGCATCATCATCACCAACAGTTGTTCTTTCTCCAGCTAACTGGTCACTAGATAATTTTGGACAAATATTAGTTGCAACTGTTAAAGATGGTAAAATGTTTTCTTGGGATCCTTCTGCAGCTAATCCTCTCACAACTAGAGCAACTGCAATAACAAATGCTCCTACAAAATCTACAATGACTATTGTATCAGATAGAGATAGACATTTA